AGGAAGTATCGAAAAGAAAAGGGGCGAATGTAAATGACTAAACTAATAAACATAAGAGGCGAAGAGGTACGAACGGAAGAGCTTACGAGGGGCTGCGAAATTCCGTCTACTATACCTCTAGAGTTGTTAACTTTACTTAAGCGATTGGGCAACGATAGCGGCGAAGTTAAAGGTGTAGCACAGTCGGCAATGACTAAAATGATGTCTATCAGTAGTCAAAGTATATTGGATTCACTGGACTATCCGATATTCACCGTCATATATACGTTAGAAAAAGCGAAGATAATCGAGCGGACAGGAATGATCGAGGGGACACAGAGTTACGCCATTCTATTCGATCGTGTAAATGAGATCTCAAATTACATTAATGAAAAACGAATTAAACGCGAAAAACAAGAAAAGGCACGTCGGGAAGAATACGAGATACGAAAGTCTGATACGTTTTTCTAGGAGTGAGAGCGACGTTCACGATCTCAGCAATCGGAATTATGAGACAAACAAAAACAAACGGAGGTAGTACAAATGCAAATGACACACATCGAAAATAAATCAAGAGCACAACGAACAAGCGAATTATCCGAGGTTATCGCTGAGGGTCGTAGGAAATACGGCGAGCATCACATTATCGTCAATTCGGGTACGGAATCGCACCCGAATTGGATCGCCATACCGCAAACACCAAAGGGAGCTGCGGGCATAAAAACGCCTGACATATTCGATCCTTCGTGGTATCGAAACGACGCTAATGATAACGCCTAGGGGAGCGGTTAAGTTGGTGCAAAAATACATAGGAGATCCGCGCTTAGATGAGAGTTGGACGAAATTCGGAAACTAGCTAATCGGCGTATCAAGAAAAGGAGCGCGAGACAGGAGGTGATGAATAATTTCACATATCACAAGGGTAATAAAAAGAAATACAAAAAGTTTGTATAGAATATACAATTAAATAGTAAATAGAACTACATATATATTGAGAAGAAGATTTTCCTTTTCTCCCCCTGAGTTCCTCTTTTCGTAGTGTCAGCCGTAGATTATTCCCGATCTGCGGTAATGGCACATTGATAAATTAACAAATATATCGCACTTGGCGCGGAAACGTCTTATTAAAAATAACGACCTGATGCGCGTAAATAATCGTTTACTTCTTCTTATAAGCTCGATTACACTGGCGGGTTTACCCGCTCTTTTTTAATCTCACATGTATAAAATACACGAAACAAGGAGGCGAAACGTAATGTACAACCACCCGTCATATAATGCGTCAGTCCTTGCGTTAATCTTAAAGCTCGCACAGATTACGCAATTCGACCTAGCGAATCTATTAGGAACGACACAGGCGAGCATATCACGCTATATATCAGGCGATCAAAAGTTACCATCAGAGAAAGCTGAACTTCTTACTCAGATCATCGGCGAACGCAATCTATTTTTATTACAAACGTTCGACGGCAGTATGATCGCCATAAGCAACGATCTACAAAAACGACTAAAAACGAAGGGAGGCGATTGATATGCGACCACTGATAGTAGCTAACGTGCATGAGCTGCGGGGTAAATACTTCTTAGTTGCTTACCTCTATAGAGATAATGCATTACTAGCGAAAATCATAGCGCCTTTAGAAGAGAAACCACTAGCCGAGAAACTACGAGAAATCGTATATCTAAACTGCGAAGACTTTCCTAGTTTTGACGTATGGACAAGCACAGAAGACATATACCTTGCGTGTTTAGGTACGCTCGATATTATGGGACACTATAAAACGCAGGAAGATACAAGCGAAACGCTTAGATGTTTCGAAGACGAGCGGACACGAACCGCTTTAATAGATGTTTACGAGTTAAAAGATCCGAACGAAATAACACAAATAAAATCAATACCGAAGCGGCGCACAGTATTAATCGAGTGGCTGCGTAAGGGTATCAAACTACTAGAGGGAAATACGAAAGGGGAAATAAAAGATGGAATGGAAACTATACGATGAATTCGCAGTACAAAATGATAAGGCGAATGAGTTTATCGCAGGTTATCGAGAAAAGATAAAAACTGCGAAAGAGGACGTAGCGGCTGCTACAAAGGCGTATGAAGCGATCCTACAACAAGAATTCGCAGGGGAAAAAGTAGCGACGCAAAAGAAAGCAGCGCTGGCAGATATCGAAAAGGCTCGGGCGGTTTTGAAAGTTGCCGAAGGCGAGTACAGTAAGGCGAATGATTATGCGATGGCGAATTTAGCAGGTACGATCACACTCGACGACCTTGCTCGTGACTGGCGAAATAACTTCGTACCAACCTTACGACAAGAGAAGGTCGATCCACTGCGTCAGAAGGCGGAACAAGGACTAAAGGATTACTTCGCGGCAGTCTTAGAAATATTACGTATCGAAAGCGAGAATCAATGGGCAGTCGAGTTTATGAATGAGCGCTTTAGAAGTCGAAAAGGCGCTAGACCGATCATGCAGAATGCGGCAGGTATCGTCGATATTCCCGTACCGCCAAATGATAGCGATTGGAATAATATCTTGAAGTATAAACAAATACCTGCGAGATTCAAGAGCTAAGCGATATTAATAGGCGATATGCCTTTAAATATAAATAAAACAAAAGGGAAAGTCATCTGTAATCAGGTGGCTTTTTTCTAATTCTAAGGGGGAAATAAAAATGGTAAAAACTTATTCTAATGAATTAATCGGCGTCAAAGAAAGTGTAACGGATGAGATGTTATTACTAAATCCGCTACAAACACCTATGCTCGACTTACTCGGTTTCGGCGATCCAGTAACTAACGTAGAACATGTATGGTTCGAAGATGAAATGTTTGCTCAGGATGGCATCGCAGCGAACGAAGCGTCGGCAGAAGCTACGACGATTACAGTTGAAGACGCGGAAGCATTCCGACCTAATCAAGTCATTCGTAACGGTGAAGAGTTAATCCTAGTCGGCAAAGTCGAAGGTAAGAAATTAACAGTAGTTCGTGGATATGCGGGCACAACTGCGGAAACTGTAGAAACTGGCGCAACTTTAGAAGTTATGTTCGTAGAAGGTTCGGAAGGTGCGGACGCTCGTGACGCTCGTTATAAGCCTCGTAATCGTGTATCGAATCTTACGCAGATTTTCGACGAGACAGTCGAGTTAACAGGTACGGCGCAGGCAATCGCGCAATATGGTGTAGATAATGCGTTCGAACAAGAGAAGCAAAAGAAACAATTAGAGCTAGCGCTGCAATTAGAAAAAGCGGTTATCAATGGTATTCGTTACGAGCGAGGCAATACACGTATGATGCGTGGTATTCGCTCGTTTATTAAAACAAACGTAATCCAAGCAGACGGCGCAGAAATTGCGGACGAGCATCTGATCGAAGCATTCCGTTTAATCTTAGAAAAAAGCGGATCTAATGCAGGTGGTAACTACAAAATTATCACGGGTGCTACTCAAAAGATCGCTATCTCAGCTTTCCAAAATGCGTTAGTTCGCTTAGATCGTCTAGATAATGGACGGGGTCAAGTAGTAGATCACTACATTTCCGACTTCGGAGCGGCTGAGATCTTACTAAATAAAAACATCCCTGCGGGCGAGATCTTAGTAATCGATGCGAATCGTTTATCTATCCGTCCACTAGTAGGACGCGACTTTTCTCACGAGTACTTAGGTAAAAAAGGCGATTACATGCAAGGAATGTTAGTCGGCGAGTACACGCTAGAAATGTTACAAGAAGCGGCACACGCTAAGATCACGGGTCTTGCGACTAAAAAATAAAAGTAATCGAAATAGATCGGCTAGGGCTTCGGCTCTAGTCTCTTTTTTAGTGGATTATCTTTTGTTTCGTGGGTATAGTATCGTCTAAATGCGTTCTATTTCGTTTAAGTGGATTAAGAGACGGGCGGAAGTGAGGTGAACGGTCGATTTGTTACACCTTTTTATTTTTTATGTGATATATTTAAAAAGTTATATTGTAAAAATTAGATAATATAATATTGCGCAAGTTGCGTAATAAGAAGGAGAGGATCATGTGAAAATCGAGGAAGTAATAGCG